CTCGATCTGCGGCAAGTCGATAACGCCGTCCAGCGGCTGCGCCGGCACGGCCTGATCGAGCGCCGCGCAGACGGCGGGGGCGGCTGGACGTTGACTGCCGCTGGACGTGAGGCGCTCGCCAACGGCCGCGGCCACCACTCCGGCCCGCGCCGCCCGCACGGCAAGGTGCACCGCTGCGCCGACACCCTGCGCGTGCGCGCTTGGCGCGCCCTGCGCATCCGCAAGAAGGCGAGCCTGCCCGAGCTGGTGGCGCTGGCCGCCCACGGTGAAGAGCGCGCCGCCGAATCCAACCTCGGCAAGTACCTGATGGCGCTGGAGCGCGCAGGCTATCTGAAGCGCATGGCACGCAAACAGCAAAGCGTTGCGCTGCAAGGCTCAGGGCACGTGCGCTGGTGGCTGCTGCCCGCGCGCAACAGCGGGCCGCAGGCGCCCATCTGGCGCGCCGGAAAGAACACCGTTTACGACCCGAACACCGGGGAGGAGGTCGCGCTATGCACGCCGTGAATCGTGCGATGCGCGCGCTGCCGGCGGCGGCGGCGCCGAGCGAATCGACGGGCCATGCCCAGCCGCATGACTGGCTGGCGCTGCTGCGCGCAGCGGTGAGTGCCGACCCGCGCGGCATGGCCGGCGTCGCCGAGGGCCTGGGGATCAGCCGGACGGCGATCTCGCTGGTCCTCCGCGACAAGTACCCGGCGGACAGCCGGCGTATCGCGCAGCGCGTCCTCGACGCCTACGACCGCGTGCGATGCCCGCACCTGCATGCCCTCATCCCCCTGCGCGTCTGCCGCGCGTACGCATTGCGCGGCGTCCCGACTACCAACGCCCGAGAGATGCGGCACTGGCGGGCCTGCCAGACCTGCCCGCAGCGGCCGTCCGGCGCCGTCGACCCAACCGCCCTCAAGTTCACCCGGGCTGATCGCCAGCCCACCACCAAGGAGCCTGTCAAATGAACGCCATCCACGAACCTTCCCCCAGCGCATGGGGCAAAAAGCCCGTAGCGCCCAGGCACGTCGTCGCCGCCTTGGCGCGCCTGGCGAGTGACCTCGACACGCTGAAGGCCGAGTTCACCGACTTGCTGGATCGCGCCTGGCTCGCCGACGCCTGCGTGCGCATGCACGAGGTGGCCGAGTCGCACAACGACGCCGGCGGCTATGGCGTCTATGCCGTCGAGCACATGGGTGACGAGGTTCCGTCATGAGCAGACGAGCCCCCGGGACTGCACATAGCGCTGCGCTCCGCAGGCGACTCCTCGCGCGCCTGCACTGCCAGAAGAAGGAGATGGCATGGGACGACGAAACTTACCGCGACGTGATCGCGAAGCACACCGGCAAGCGCAGCGGCGCCGACCTGACGATCCCCGAACTGGCGCGCGTCGTCGCGCTGCTCGGCGGACGTCCCGTGCGCGTGCCGGACGGAGACGCTGCGCCGAGCACCCGTGCCTGGTCGTTCATCGCTCGCGCGGCGGAGAACAAGCGCCCCTTGCTGCGAAAAATCTGCGCGGTCTGCATCGATCTCGGAGCGGGCCGAGCCTACGCCGAAGCGATCGCCAGCCGGCACGCCGGCGGCGTCCCCCGGCGGTTGGAGATGATGGACTTCGACGAGCTGCACAAGCTCGCTGCGTCGCTGGTAGCGACGCAGCGCAGCCGGCAGCGGCAGGCAGCGAAAGCGCCCAGCGCGGAGGAGTCATGCTGACCACTCTCGTGCAGTGCCTGCTCTTCCCGGTGTGCATGCTCGGCGTCGTCACTGCCAGGCTGTGCACCCTCCTGCTCAATCTATGCCTGTGGCTGATCCTCTGCGGGGCGCGCGCCAGGCGAGCACTGCACCTGGTCGTCCATCAGGGCGAGCGCTTGACCGTCGCCTGGCGGACGGCGTGTCGGTGGATCCGATGACCAACCCTGATCGCCGCCCGCCGGGCAAAGCCCAGGCTGCAGACCCCACCCCAGGGGCATCGCTGATTGCTCAGGGCCGGGCCGCCGCGCAGCGCGCGAGCAGCGCGGCGCAGCGACGCTGTCTGCGCTGCAGCATAGATTTCAAGTCGGCGCACGCGGGCAATCGCCTCTGCGCGCGCTGCCGGCAAGCCAACCGGACCCGCTCCGACGTCGGTGGCCTGGACGACTGCTGAGCGCGCCATGACCCGTGCCTTCAAAGCCCTCTCGATCGTCGCGCTCTGGATGTGTTGCCACGCCCTGTTCGTCCGGCTGATCGAGCTGGAGGGCGGGCCTTTGATGTTCGCTGGCGCCCTATCCGCCGCGTGCTGCAAAGCCGTGACCGACTAACCGACCTATCGAGGAGTAAATAGATGCCATCCGCGCACCAACCCCACCGCAAGACCCGCATCAAGCCCGGCGTCGCGCACGCCGAAGTGCCGCAGACGCGCGACCAGGCCGCCGCCGCGGTCGCCGAGATCGGCGCCGCCGAGCGCGAAATGCAACGCATCCAGGCGTCGATGAACGACGCGCTGGCGGCGGTCAAAGACGAGTACGAGACGAGCGCCGAGCCGCACCGCGCGCGCCGCGACGCCCTCTCACGTGCCGTGCAGGTCTGGGCCGACGCGCACCGCGACGAGCTCACTCAGCACGGCAAGGTCAAGACGCACACACTGACCACCGGCGAGATCCTCTGGCGCACGCGGCCGCCGTCGGTGGTCATCACCGGCGCCGAAGCCGTGCTGGACCTGCTGCGCAGGATAGGACTGAGCCGCTTTATCCGCCTGAAGGAAGAGATCAACCGGGAAGCGATCCTGGCCGATCCGGCCGCCGTCGCCGCCGTGCCCGGCATCGCCATCCGACAGCCGGAGGATTTCGTCATTCTCCCCTTCGAGACCGAGCTCGCCGACTGAGATCGTCCGCGCCCAGCGGCCGGTGGCGCAAGTAACCGCCGCAGCCGGGGGGGAAAAAGCAAAGACCGACCTCCACCCGTACGCGGGCCTACAGGCGCCCTGACCCGGCACCCCATCCACCGTTCATTCACCGTTACCGGAGAAGCACATGACCCACCTTTCAGATCGCCGGCGCACCTTCTGCGATGCCGCCGACCTGCGCGTCGAGCCACGGTGGCCGGCGGCCGGCGGGCAGAGCGAAGCGCAGGCCCTCGTCGCCTGGATCTCCCGCCATGGCGACGATAGCCTGGGCTACGTCGTCGCCGACGAATGCGCCTTTCCCTTCGCCAATTTTCTGACTTCCCTCTCTCCTTAAAGGATCTGTCCCATGACCGAAAAAGAGTTCATCCGCGCCGTCGCCAACGTCACCGGATATTCCAACGACCACATCTGCGAAGTGCTTCAAGTTGCCGTCGCGGTGATCGGAGAAGTACTCGCACAGCAGGGCGATGAAAG